TCACAAAAATGTTATTTTATCTGTGAACAATCTTGAATATTTACATTTTGTGAACGGAATAAAGATGCATTCTCTTAATTTCTCTCCACGAAATGAACAGAAATTATAATCACTTTTGTTTTCATATTTTCACATTGACTACACATAATCTCTCTTAATATTCCTCAACTAAATTTTCATGATCTGAATCTATAAGAACAGTATTGTTATAATCCTGAACTTCTAAATTTGTAACTTCATATTCTCCGTTTATAAAAGTATCCTCATTAGGAATAACGACTATAGAATCAGGGTTACACTTTTCTAATTTTTTCATTAATTCTTTAACTGTCATATCTATATTCTCCTTATAAAATTTCGATTTCATTAAAATTCTGATGATATATTTTTTCTATTTACATCAATACAATAATTTATAGCTTCTTGTTCTGTCTTGAACAACATAGACTCATTACGATGCTTAATATTAATGTTGAACCAATTATTTCCTATAGGTTCAACATTGTATCTTATATCTATTTCGTTTTCACCTATCGAAGCTATAACTCTCTTTATCTTTACTTTACATTGAATTAATGCATATTTTGAACTTTCTTCAAATCCCTTTCCATCACAAGCAGGACATGGAACTCTATATCCCTTATAAACAATCTCTGTTTTACCATTGCAAATTATTTATATACTGTTTTTTCTCTATATGTACTCCAACATTCTTCTCCTAATTCAAACTTATTATTTATCGTATACATTTTTCTCTTCCTTTCACTTGCTCACAACTCTAATCATTTTTACTATTTCTTCTTTTTACGCTTGATATATTTCAAATATAAACTAGCTAAGATTTCACCAACTATATTTCCTATTAAAGCTCCTATTGCTGTTAATACTAAAACCTCGATTACATTCATCTTATTATTTCTCCATAATCTCCATTATCTGTCCATTTTCATATTTACACAACTTTCCGTTTTTTGAATAGTATGGACACATATAACCTGTTTTACAATCCGCTACTCCTAAATCAAATAAAAAATACACTATACCTGTCTCATCATCATAATACAAATCTTCTCTATCACTTTCAATTTGATGTAAATGAACTAATTTGTCTTTTGAATAATAATTTACATTTGTATTATTACTTTCATCATTACATCCCACTATTCCAAATAACATCATCACCGACATTCCCAATAATAAAATTTTCTTTCGCATTTCTTCGCCTTTAATCTATCACAATATTGTATAAATAATCATCCAGATACTCTTTTAATAACTCTTCGTTATTAAGTCCAGTTCCATGATAAAATTCTTCCGCAATTCCACCACCTATAGCACACAAAGTATCCATGTCACATCTCAACGAAAATACATTTCTAAGAAAACTTTCATAAGATTCGCTTTCCAGAAAACATCTGATTGCAACAGGTACACTTCCCTGACAATTTGCATTCCAGTGATAAGAATTTCTATAGTCGGAAATGCTCTTTTCAACACTGTACTGATAATCTTCTAATGGATACTGAAGTTTTACATACTGAAAAATCTCATCTTTTGTAGCTCCTGTCCTTGCCATGTAAACACACATTGCCGTTGTAACTGCACCTTTAATTCCCTCTGGATGATTATGTGTACATTCAGCAGATTTAATAGCCCATTCTTTCACTTCTTTTTCAGAATTAAAATACTCTCCAATATAAGAACATCTCATAGCAGAACCATTTCCAAAACTATTGTAAGCTTTTTCATCATCGTGAAATAACCACATATCAAACATTTCACCATATCCTACATTTTGATATTTTCTTCCGAATTCTCTATATAATTCTTCAAAAGATTTATTATTTTTAATTGCTGATTTGGCAGCCAATGTCATTACTGTATCATCTGTAAAATTACATTTGTCTGTGAATAACCCACAATATTTCCAATCTAATTTTGTTGGTCTTTTACTAGGAAACTCATATTGAGAACCTGCAATGTCACCTAAAATTGCTCCAATAATCGCCATATTTCATTCTCCTTATATTATCTTAATAATTTCATCTATACAAATTCCAAGCCAACACACAGCCATTCCTACCCATGTGAACTTTTGAAATTCGTCTTTCATCCTGCTTGCGTTTAATCCACTTTTTTGTACCTATGTTATTTTATACACCTCTTAAACCTCAAATCTATAGATACGAATAACATAGATTTTAGTGAGTGCTTTTAAAACCTCACTTTTCAGGTGCAAAACCACCTGTAGCCTTTCAACTAATTATCCCCATGTATAAAACTTCGTATATAATACTGGCAAAGGAGTGTTACCCGATTTTATTTTTATTCTAACCCTTTTCCATTTCGTATAATTTTCTTACTCAGAACCTTCTTAACTGGAAATTCAACTGGACATTTATCCACTGTTTAAATCGCTTGTACTATCACAGGTGAGCAACCAAATTTTGTTTTACAGAAAATCAAATCATCTGGAAGAACCGTTTCAGAAAACTTCATCCAATTCTCTTTATTAGGGATTCTCCATATATAAATCTTCTCTGATTTATTATTAGGATGTTTTCCATAGATATATGTTGTCCTTGTATTTCTATATGATTCAAGGACATTACTGTTATCATTCTTTTTAATATCTACAATATTAACTTCTGCATCTTCTACATTATTTTCTTTCAAGATAAGATAATTAATATAACCATTAATCAGAAATCCATCTGGATTAATTGTTATGGCTCGTAGCTTTCCTTTTTTATATTTCTTCCTTTTTGTTCTTACTTTCTTTTCTGATGGAATAGTTGCTGCATATGATTTTGGAATCTTAATACTTGATAATTTAACTGTTGTTCTCATGATTTATATTCTCTCCTTTCTAAAAGCCAATGAAAGGCATAATTCAAATTTATATAATTAAGTTGGCTGACCAACTATATATCAGTCAGCCATTAATAATTACTATTCTAATTCCGCAAGAGCTTTATCTAATTCTTCATCAGACATATTTTCCAGAGCAGCGTTTTGTCTCTTAGCTTTGATTTCAAGTAATTTCTGTCTTGTCTCAGCATTTTTTATATCATTTTCTCTCTTTTTCTTTTCATTAAGTTTTACGTTAACAATATACTTAACAATTTCAATTTTATTAGAAATCTCTTCATCTTCTTTTGACTTAGTATGTAAAAGACTCTCTTCTTCAAATTTTTCACTTCTGCATTAAGAGTTTTAAATACAGAATCCAGATTTGTAAGAGATAAATCCCATAAATCAATTACGTTAATCATTCCTCTAAATGGGAACTGATAATTTGCTCTTGTTGCTACCTCAAATAAATTCATATCACTCATGTTAATATTCTCCTTTTCTAATTATTAAAACTTAATTTTCATTACACGCTCTGTTGCACCTTTTACTTTGACAATTAAATCCGCTCTTCTTGTCATTGAGAATCCAATCCCCGAAAGCTGATCATCGGTATCTTCTACATGACATTTAGCACCCAAAGCTTCAAATACTCTTTTATGCTTTTCAAGATCACTCTTTAAAAACTCATTGTAATATCCATTAGGTTCTTCATTATTTACACAATTCTTCAAGAAAAAGAATAAATGTCTATGACTGATTTTATCTTGATTGTCAAAATAATTAGGACTATAACTAATTACTGAAACTGGAATAAACTGATTTGTATTTACATTCCAAATCTCACGACTCGAAATAGATGAATTACCAGGTAGTTTTTCTTTAATTGAAAAATTACCATTTTCATAAAGAATCACTTCTGCAACTTGAACTTTTTCACCAGTTCTCATAGGATTATTATAATTAAATGAATAAATCTCACCGTTAAATTCAACTTCCGCTCTAAATCCATGTTTTACTGCGCCTGAATACTGATGAACAAAGAATCTATATGTTCCTGTTTTCATTTTTGATAAATCCTGCCATGTAATATTCTCTACTGCAACATTTCCATTTGGATGAACAATATCCACATCTAACTGACCACTCATTTTAGATGAATTAGGTTTTCTACAATTACCGAAATAAATTGCATTTCCATCTGGTTCAACGCAATGTGCATCTAAATCATAATTATCTTTCCCATCTTCATTCCACTGAATTGAAAATCTAAGTATACCATCGACATTACCACCAGCAGCTTTTACATTTTGTTTCATATCAGAATCAGTAATATTTCCTGAATAAGCCCATGATAATCCATTGTTCCATTTAAACATTGTTTTAGCATCTGGATTAACAGGTGCAATCATAGATACAAAATTCTTTTCATGTTTGTTCTCTACAAATACTTCAATCTCTTTTGCTGTAGGAAGTACCTTATCAATAAAATTCTGTGCTGAAATTTCTTCAACCTTAGAGAATTTTTTAGGATTTACAACAATATCCTTTTCCATCTGACCAAAAATATCATCCGTACCAATCATTCTTTTTACAGCGTCTTTATTTGAAAACAATACATTGTTTACAGTAATATCATTCAGATTAGCAAATCTTCTCTTCAATGAATCCATATATCCAAGTTCTGTAATTGTTTTCTTGGCATCTTCAAGCATTTTCTTTGTAAAAATAGCCTTTGGACGCTTGTAATTTGATGGTGCTACAATCTGTTCATATTTCTTGACTGCTGTATCTAAATCCATATCTTCACTTACATTAACAAGAAGCGTCCCAATAGAATGATTTCTGATTCTACCAATAGTCATGCCTACCATCGCTGATTTATCCCAGGCATATAAATCCTTTTCTAAATCAGATGTTAATTTATCATATTCCTTTTTGTACTTTTTAAATTCTGTAAGAATACCCTTCCACTCTTCACCTTTATAAAGTGTATTGGAATTGATAAGTTCAAGAATCGTATCAAGTGATTCTATACTGATTTCATCAAGAGAACGCTTGAACACATTTTTTGTATCTCTAAACTGCCCCTTAATTTCTTCATTTGAACGATTTGTTCTATTTACAAATTTACTTGGAAGTTCTAAGAAAAAATGATCCCATTGATGAGACTTCCCATTGATTTCTTCAAAATTATAATTTGTACCTATTTTAGAAAATTTCGTTGTGTAAATATCTTTAATTGTATGAGTCTTTATAAAAGTATCAAGCGCATCACATACTGGCTGATATGTTGTATCATTAAGATTTAATTCCCAAATTGTATGCATCTGATTATTCTTAATTATTACAGCAGAACCAATATTCTTAATAAACTGTCTACAACAACTACAATCATGTTCTCTACGTTCTCTGAAAATCTCATTTGTACCAATAGGAAAACTATCAAGATATGTATTCCATAATTCATCCTTATCAACATTTACTTCAAATAAATGTGTAGCTTCTTTCTGCATTTCATCAAAGTGTTCCTGTAAAGCCCTTTTAAACATCATAAATCCATTCATATTGTTACCTCTTCTTCTCTTATATTTATTAATTATTTTTAATTAAGTATTCTCTTACGCTTTTCTTTTTGAGAAATTGATAATATCTTCTTTATGTTTCTTAATCATCTGCAATCCTTCATCAGTAATTCCAATCTGATTATGTACTCTGTCTAAAGAATAGATCTTAAAATATCTCTCTCCAATTTTATTGACTTCTGTCTGAGTCTTATGTAAATATCCACAGGCTTTAGCCCATCTAGTAATCTGTCCTCTCTTAAAATCAAGAGATTTAGTAACATCTGTTAGTGAGAAACAACCTTTTAACTCAATTCTTTCTTCTGCCACATCAGCCAAAGGTTGCAATTCTTCTACCTTATTCTCTGCTACTTTCCTTGCTTCTTGTTCATTCTTTAATTTAGTTGCTAACTGAATAAGGAAGTCTGGTGACTCTAAGGCTCTTTCTAATGTCTTCTCTGTCATATAAGCACCAGTTTTACGAATTGTAGGAAGAACTTCATCTGTTACCCAATCACTAAATTTCTCCGCTTCTGGTTTACGGCTCTTAAAAACCAGTTTATAAACACCCGATTCAGTGAGAAAATTCTCACCTGCATTATTTAATTTTCGGATATCGGCATTACCGACATCTGAATTTTTAAGTTTGATAACCTGTTTATCATTCATCTTCCTAAGATTATCATTGACGTTTTTAATCTCTAAAATCTCCGCTACATGTTTAGGATTAAATAACACCTGTCCATTCAGCTCAAACACTTCAACATCGTGTCCTTCAAAAATCATTAAATTATTATTTACCATATAATTTCCTCCTATTACTAAAATGTAAATTCTTTTTTGTGTCCTTCTTGATGAAAGCAATTCTCTAATTTAACAATTTGTTTTATAACCACCCATTATTTTTCTCCTTTCTTATTCTCTGTCCACTCATCGAAATCTTCTTTCATATATAAGAAATTCTCTTTCTGGTCTGCAAAATAATCATCATTCCTACTAAAATAATCTGGAAACCATTTATCCAGGTCTTCATCTTTTTTAAATGAGTACGCCACCATGGCAAGTAATGATTTTATATTACTTGATTCAAGTAGTTTTGAATTGTTGTCTACTTCTATAGTAAGATCGTCTAACGTATCCTCAAAACATTCTAAATCTCTTTCGTCAATATCATCTGATACATTCTCCTTAATAAAACTCAACACTGAATTTGTTGTATTTTCTTTATCTACATTATTCTCTTCAATAACTTCTGTATTATCATTTACATTTTCTTTCTCTGATTTAGATTCTTCTATGTATTCTTTTAAATAATCTTCCATAAGGGATTTCATAATATGTATTTTTGTAGATATATATCCTTTATCTTTTGAAGATCGCTCTGCATCTAAATCATTAAATGAACATTCATTTACTAATTTTCTTGAAATTTTTGTAGGCTTTGGAATACTTACAAGTTTCTCATTTAAACCATTTTCAAAAGCTGTTAAAAATTCATCAAATCTACTATTATCAAGATTATATTTCTTAAACTCTTTAAAAAGTGAAATCCATAAGAATGAATTCTTCTTCTTAAATAACTCCAAATGTCTATCTTCGACTACTTCTTGTAATTCATCTAATAAAGAATTTAATTTTTCAAAATCTTCTTTTTTAGAATTCGTATCAAGAAACATTCCTTGCCTTTTAGCATCTTTTTTCCAAGAATCAAAATGATTTAAAAACATCAAACTTTCAATTACAATTCTTTCACTTGTACCATTGATTCTATCTTTTCCTTTAAATGACATACAATCTTTAAAAAATCTATGAGCAGCTACTTTCTTAATATCTCCTGCTACTGTATTAATGTATGTAATGGCTTTCTGATTACCATTCATATTTACCTGTCTATTATATCTACGGATATGATAACCAATTTCATCATCTGTACAATCTAAATGTTTTACAACTAAAACATTGTAATTATCAAAAATCAATTTTAATTCTGGTGGTAAATCTGTATAACCCTTACCTCTTAAATCAAATTCTTTTATTTTTTGAATAGGATTTCCCTCATCATCTACTGTATTTTCAAGATACTTTATTATTGGATTTTCTATGTTTTGTCCCAAACAAAACCCACCCATCACAAAAGACTGTATAGTTGTCAGCCTTTGTTTTCCATCTATCAACCAGTTAACTACACCCATTTCTGTTATTTGTTCACATAATTTTATTGGATCAAAATCTTC